ACAGCCGATCATACGCACGCCAGCAAGACCCGCCGTATGGTCGCAGCCATTCCGGCCGCGTCAACCTACGTCTGGACATACCCGACGACCTTTGCGCCCGGTGTCTCTCCCATGGTTAACGCCATCGCTCAGGTAGCCCCCGGAAACACCGATCTGTTCAATGTGCAAGTGGTTGGAACACCCGGAAATTCCTCCTGCACTTTCCAGATTAACCGCGTGTCGTCAGGCCTTCTCGGCGTTCTGCTGGGCGCTTTGTCGATCAATCCCACGCCATCCGCGATCACTCTGCATATGTGGGCGGTGGAGGCTTAACCTTGCCCGAACTCCCCCTTGGCGTGACAGCACGGAAGCGGCGCTCAACGTGGACGCCGTCTATCCGTATCGTGAACATGGTCGCCGAGGCCTCGGACACGAACCAATTCAACGGGATTGATCACGTCCAGCGGCCGGGGCTTGTCGAGTTTGCAGAGGTCGGCACAGGGCCTATTCGCGGGCTTTACAGGCAGGCAGGCACTTTCAATGGTGACTTCCTCGCTGTGTCTGGCGTTCAGTGGTTCAGGGTCAACGGGGCGGGCGTCCCGACGCTGCTAGGCTCTGTTCCAGGCACAGATCGCAACGTCGCCGCCGCGACATCGGCCCGCGCCATCACGGTTTCTAACGGCATCGCCTACAGCACTAACGGCACGACCGTTACGCCCGTTGTCATGCCTGATGCTCGCCTTGTCGGATCGGTCGCGCAACTCAACGGCTACTTCATCCTGACCGAGCTGAACACGGCTCGTTTCTACTGGATTGAGCCGGGCCAAGTCGATCCTGACGGATTGTCATTTGCGACGACCGAATCCACGCCGGGCGCGAACAAGAAGGTTGAGCGCGTCGGTGATGAACTTTGGTTCTTCAAGGACGAGGGCGTTGAGGTCTGGTATCCGACTGGAGACGCAGACCTGCCTTTCCAGCGCACACCGGGCCGCAACTATGACAAGGGTTGCAGAAACCGCGATACTGTCGTGCGCGTGGATAACTCCGTTGCTTGGGTCGGAAACGACGGCTTTGTCTATCTAGGAGCCAACGCGCCTCAGAAGATTTCGGACAACTCCGTAGATGAGTTCGTTCGCACCTCTGATGGCGAAACGCTTAGGGCCACGACATACTCTGAGGACGGACACGAAATGTATGTCTTGACCTCGGATATGGGTACATGGGCGCGTGACTTCTCTAATCAGCAATGGTCAGAGTTCGAGTCCTACAACCGTCCATTCTGGCGGGCGCATCTGTGTGAGGTTGGCACTGACTACAATGTTGCGGGTGATGATGAAGAAGGGCTGATCTATCGCCTTGACCCGAATGTGCCGAACGACAACGGTGTGTTCATGACCCGCATCGTTACGGGCGGCGTCGCCACGGTGGGGCAGCCCCAGCGGTGGAACAACCTGCAACTCTACGCCGTCACAGGGACGATTGACGACCCGAACCTGTTCCCGAAATGCCGGATTACATGGTCGGACGACGGCGGGCAGACTTATGACGATTGGGAGGATGTCACGCTGCGTAAGCAGGGGCGGTACGGCGAGCCGGTGCGGATCAACCGGCTCGGCTATGCGCGATACCCTGGTCGACTTGTTCAGTTCCAAGTGACCGACAATGTCGTGGTGACGTTCTCGGCCGCAAGCTTTAACGCGCCGAGTCGCTGATGGCCTTCTCCCTTCCCCGTCTTAAATTCGATCTCTCGATTGCCGAGCCATCTAATGGCAAGCCGACTCGCGCTTTCACAAGCTTTATGAATGAACAGGTTCTCAATCAGGTCGAAAGCGCAATCCGTCAGAACCAACAAACCATTGCAGAGCTTGCCGAGATCGTGGCGGGCCTTCAAGCGGCTATTTCCATTGCAAATGCTGCCCTGCAAGCGGCTAACGAAGGCGGCGGCGGCGACTCTGCATTCGGCACGGCCGGTTTGGTCAGTAACTCATGGGTTACCGGGGCCATTCTGAACCTGACGGGCGTTGTGGCCGGAATACTGACAATCACCGGCTCCGGACCCCAGCAAGACTCAGGAACCACGCGTCCAGCTTCAGGAACGTCAACAGGGCGATTCCGCATTGTTGAGGTCGTCGGCGGTATCGATGATGTGCTGTTCACTGGCGATTACAGTGTTTACGCCACCGATGACGGCGCACCGCCTACTACTTACAACATGAGCGCGACGGCTGTTTCGGCCTTCTCTTCGGTTCGCTCGTCTACAGGCGCTGTAGACTACAGGCTTGATGTCATCATCGACAGCGGCGAGGACATTTCAAATCTGCTGACTTACCTGTATGTGAAGCGGACATGATCAACCGCGACCCTGCTTTCTGGGACAGTGTAGCGCAGCATCCACAAGTTGCCCCGCATGTCTTTATGGGTCGAGCTACATCGTCTCTGGCGGGTCTTGTCGAGCATCCCGGCGTGCTTCCTCTTGCATCCGAGAATGGCGGCGTGCTCTTCGTCGGTATTGATCCTCTTGGTATGGTAAGAGAGATGCACACCATGTATAAACCCGAGGGGTGGGGTCGCGAGGTTGCCTTGTTCGGTAGGAAATTCATAGAAGAGGCGTTCAAGGTCTGCTCTCTCATCACGACAAATGAGCAAGAGGGGCATTGGAGGTCTTTACCGCCCAAGTCTCACGGCTGGGTGTCTTCTGGTGAGTTTCGAGAAGTAGGACTGTCGAAGCGCGTTCGGCTTTGGCTCTTGACCCGTGAGGCATGGGTTGCCTCTCCGGTCGGAAGGAAGATGCAATGCCAGTAGCGCCGTTCGTCCCTCTTATCGCAGCCGGTGTTGGCGCTGGCGGGGCCGTCCTGTCGGCCAACGCAGCCAACAAAGGACAGCAACAAGCCGCCAACGCATCGCAACAAGCCGCTGATGCTGCGACTGCTGAACAAAGGCGTCAGTACGATCTGTCGCGCGGCGATAACGCCCCTTGGCTTGCGACGGGTACGAGCGCACTGAACCAACTCGCCAGCCTCTACAATCTCAATGGTCAGGGCGGCGGAACTCAGGACTGGAATAAGTACCTAACGGCCAATCCTGACGTTCAGGCAGCCGTTCAGGGTGGGGCTTATGGTGGCGAGGGTGGTCTAGCCGGGGCTGCGCAGCGCCACTACCAAGAGTATGGTCAGGCTGAGGGCCGCGCTGCTCCCACCATCTCTACGCCAATGGATGCGTTCGTGGCGTCGCCTGATTATCAGTTCCGGCAAAATGAACAGGCCCGCGCCCTGACGGCTCGTAACGCTGCCTTGGGTATTCAAGACAGCGGAGCCGCGCAGCGCTCGGCTTTGCAATATTCGGGCAACCTGGCGTCGGGTGAGTTCAATAACTACGCGAACCGACTGAGTGCATTGGCGGGTGTTGGACAGACTGCGGCAGGGCAGAACCAAGCACTTGGTCAGAACTACGCTAACTCTGTCGGCAATATTGGCCAGAATAACGCACAGAACCTTGCGTCTAGCTACACCAATCGCGCAGAGACCAATGCGAACCTATACGGCGGAATTGCAGGCGGACTTTCGAGCGGCCTTACCCAATACTTTGGGATGCGCAAATAGATGGCTTACGATCCCTTCGCCTCAGTCCAAAAAGGCATCGATTTCACGCAAGGCATCTTTGACCGGAGTGCCAATCTGGCGTCGGGTCGCGCCTTGCAGACGGGCGACTATAACGGGGCCGCGAACGCGCAATTCGGCAACGGCAATCTGGCCGCTGGGCAGGGCCTGCTTAATCAGCAGACAGCAAACCAGACTGCGCAGCGCGAACAGCGATCTGCCGCGCGCACTGAACAGCAGGCTGAACAGGCTCGCACCCTCGGCATCTATCGCCAAGCGACGACGGCTCTTCGTCAACGCGCACAACGTGAGGGCGCGCAAGGTGCGTTGCAGGAGTTCGACGCGCTTGCGCCCGCTTTGCGGCTGACTGGCGCAACTGATGAGCAGCTTTTGCCGCTTCGTCAGCTAATCGAACGTGATCCTACTGGTGCGCTAGACATGCTGGAGTCTGGCATTGGTCAGGCGGAATTGGAATTCCAGAAGGCGGGTGATCGTCTGTTGGTCTTCCAGGGCAATGACCCGAACCCTGTCCGCACTTTCGACCCGCAACAACAGCCTATTGAGGTGGGTGGTGTCCTTGTTGACCCGGTCACTTTCCAGCCCCTTGTGGATACGCGCGAGGCCAAGACGCAGACAGTCCAAAACTCTGATGGTTCCTCTTCGGTTGTCGCTATCGACCCGTCTCCAGTGCGCGGAGGTGGAGGAAGCGCAGCCCCTAGCGGATCGGGATTCGGAACGCGGGAAGAGGTTCTTGGGTTCATTGCTCCTATCGTGGGCGACTTCCGCCCGACCAGCGGAGCACGGAGCCGGGAGGAGCAAGACTCCCTGATCGCTCGTGGTGCAACCTCTGCCTACAATTCGGCTCATGTCGGCGGTCTGGGTCAGGATATTGTTCCCTCTGCCCCGCGTGAGCAATGGGATCAGATCGCTAACGACCTTCGTGCGACCGGTCGCTTTGGTCGCGTTCTTGTTGAATCGGGCAGCGGCCGTAATCAAGGGACCGGCGCGCATATTCACCTTGAGCCCCGTGTAGGAGGCGGACAGGCTTCGTCTCCTTCCCAAGCAGGCGGCGTTCGCGTACTTGCCCAAGGGGCTAACAATGGCCCCACGCCTGCGGGTGCTCGTGCCGAGGCAAATGCAGCACGGGTAGAGAACCGCCAAGGCCGTCAGGATTCTAGGCAGCTTCGCCGGGACTTTGAAAGCCAGGATGGCGTTCAGGAATATGAGGCGGTTCGCTCTGCCTATAACCGTCTACAAAGCCTGACTAGGAGCGGAAGCGCGACTGACGACACGGCGGTTGGTTTCGAGTTCATGAAAATGCTCGACCCCACTTCGGTTGTCCGCGAGTCTGAATATGCCTTGGTCGGTCAGTCTCAGGGCATCGGCGGTCAAGCCCTTGTAGCGCTTCAACGGCTTAGCACGGGTCAGCGCCTGACCCCTGAACTTCGTCGCAATCTAGTCGAGACCGCTGGCCGTGTGTTTCAAGGCCGTCAATCTCGATACAATGAGCTTGTGCAGCAGTATCGCGGATATGCTGAGGAAGACGGGTTTGACCCTAATAGGGTGGTTCCTCTGCGGAATGATCCCGCTACCCCGGCTCGCCGCCTTCGTTTTCAGGCGTCGCCTGAGCAACTTTCGGCCAGTCAACAAATCGTCTCGGCGCGTCGCGGCGGTGCTGAACCCGCACGCGGAACGACAGGTAATCCCATCCTGATCAATCCTGCTGATCCGCGCGGAAGCTACGGCAATGTGCGCGCTGGTCAATACTATCTCGATCCCACGGGTCAACTGAGGCAGCGCCGCTAATGGCTCGTCAGGATATGCCATGGGAAACCGATCCCGTTGTTACACTGCCGCGTCAGCGGAATGATCCGCGCCTGAATGAGCGCGAGCAAGCCGAGACTCGCTATCGTAACACTACTGGAGACAGAAACCCGCTTGCGCGACCTCCAATCTTGCAGGGCGAAGAGGGATACGTCGGCACGCAAGGCCAATACCTTCCGCAAGCCGATGTTATTGTGGCTGAGCAGCCTTGGGGTAATGACCCTGTTGTAACGCCGTCCGAGATGGCCGCTCAAGCCGAAGCAGAGCGCCGTCTAGGCTCTAACGGCGATGCAGCCGCGCGAGAAGGCCAGCTATTTCAGGGCCTGACGTTTGGGTTTGCCGACGAAGCATCTGGCCGTCTTGCTCAACTCGGGCAACAGGGCAAGAATGTCCTTCGCAATCTCAACGGCCAGCCCATCGAGATTGAATCGGCGGACCTTCGTGACGCCGTAACGAACTACTCGCGAGATCAGAACGAGACGTTCCAACGCGAGCGCCCGCTAGAAAGCCTTGCCCTGCAATTCGCGGGTGGCGCGTTGACGGGCGGCGTTGCTGGTGGCGGGCGCGCGACCCTAGCCAATGCCGCGCGCACTGGCCTAGCATCTGGCGCGGCTTATGGAGCAGGCACGGCAGAGGGCGGTTTTGCTGATCGTCTGGCCCCCGCCGCTCTAGGGGGCGCTATTGGGGCGGCTGGCGGTGTTGCGCTGCAAGCCGCTGTGTCGCCATTGGTTGGTCGCCTTTCCGGCATCGCAAGTGGCAACGCACCTCGCGCCGTCAATCCTGTTGCAGAGCGCGTTCAGGCTTCCCGTTGGGCTGGTATCGACCCGGCTCTTGCCGGTCAAGGCGGCCCGATCACGCGGCGCATAGCAGGAACCCTTTCCGGCAACGTAGCCGCTTCTGGGCCTATGACTGCTGCATCAGGTCGCGTTCGCGAACAAACCATTTCAGCCGTTGACCGGATTGCGGATCAATATGGCGCAGCGGCAGGCCGAGACAGCGCGGGGCAGGTTCTGCGTCGTGGTGCTGAAACCGGCGCGCGTGAGTTGCGACAAGAAGGAGGCAACCTCTATCAGCCCGTCAATGCTCTTGAGCAGAACACTACGCCCATTCCGCTCAATAATGCCCGGCAGGCGATTGATGAAAGCCTTTCGACCTTCTCCACTCCGGAGATTCGCGATTGGTTCCGGAACAATGCGACCGACCTGACGAGCTTTGACGACGTTCTACAGCGCGCAAACAACCAATCGACATTTGCAGAGGCACGCCAGCTTCGTTCGATTGTCGGCCGCATGATGAACGACCCGACGGTGTTTAACTCTCGCTCTGAGGCCGGTATCCGCCGCCTCTACGGCGCGTTGTCCGACGACATCTCTCAGGGTGCGGAGACTCTTGGCGGGCCGCAAGCCGCCCAAGCTTTGGGGCGTGCTGATCAGTTCTACAGCGCAGCCCGAGACCGCGCCGACCGTGTTCTTGAACAGTTCATGGGCGCTGACAATGCCTCAACGGCTTACGAGCGGTTGCTAGCCGTTGCTCGCGGTACGGGTCGCCGTTCCGATTGGGCGCAGTTGGGTCAACTTCGCCGGTCAATTCCTGCCGAAGATTGGAACGAGATCGGCGCAGGAATTATCCGCAACCTGGGCGGCCAAGGCGAAGACTTCTCGCCCGCCATCTTCACCCGCGAGTGGGAGAAGCTGACGCCACAGGCCCGCCGCACGCTGTTCGGAGGCCAAGGCCGTGAAGACCAGTTCCGAGACCTGAACAACCTCGCTCGGGTCATCAAGGACCAGAAGGGCGCAACGCAATTCTACAACTACTCCGAAAGCGGAAACGCCCTTGGAAACGTCGGCGTAGGCAGCGCCTTGGGTGGCGCGGGACTTGCGCTCGTCACAGGCAATCCCGTTCCAATTATCGCAGTTGTAAGCGGTCTTGGGGCGATGAATGTGGGCGCACGCCTACTGACATCGCCGGGCGTCGCTCGCTGGATGGCACAGCCCGCTCAACGGGCCATTGCCTCCGCGCCCCGTCTAGCGGCGCGCAACGCTGACTTTGCTGCGTTCTGGGCAGCAAACCGTCAAGCGATCACGAACGCCCTACAGCAGACCACAGCCGGTCCGATTCGCGCACTTGCCGAGGATGAAACGGAATGAACGCCAACAAGAAGAATGCGGGATTTCCTGACCACCAGAACAGAAATATGAGTGCGAATATCACGCTCAATACTACCACGGGGATTGAATAATGGCATCCGGCAGACTGGTCTTTTCTGGGCGTATGCCTGCTATCGACCCCGATGGCGTTCCGTATCCTGATGCGCGGATGTTTTTCTACGTCAACCGCACGACGACGCTCGCCACGGTATACGCAGATGAAGCCCTGACGGCTCCGCTGCAAAACCCTGTGCCTGCCGATTCGTCGGGTAACTTCGTGCCAATCTGGGCAGACCAGACCCTTCTTTTCTCGGCATCGCTCGACTCCATCACGCTCGGCAAGATCGACACCATTGACGATCTCGCTCCATCCAACTCTGTCGGTGGCGCTGCGAACAAGCTAGACAAAGACGGCGGCAACCGTGAGCCGGACATTCTCACGAACCTGCCTTACCTTGCGCCTGCTGACGACGCAGCCCCGCGCGCAGTGTCTGATAAGCTGGCCGAGACCCTGTCGGTTCAGGACTTCTCTGATGCGGTCCCCGGTAATGCCTTCCAGTTCGCGCGCGACGCGGCTGGTGGACCGAAGAAACGTGCCGTCAACGTCGCAGCGGGCGACTATGATTTGAACTACGCCGTCCCTGGTGGGCAGACCTACGTTTTCGACGGCCTTACCAATCTAAATCCTGCGGCTGGTTTTACACCCACGCCACCGCCAGCCCCTCAAGACTATCGGATGACTGGATCGTCCCTCTCAGGCCAGCCAACCCTTGCTGCTTCCAAGTTCATTGCTTTTTCTGGCATGAACCGCGAAACGCTGAATGGCGGCGGCGATGTCATCGCAGAGACCTTCCCGTTTGATACGATGTACGTCGGTCAAGCGCTTGTAGACGGAGAGCCTCCGTTTGAGCGCGTATTCCGGGAATTAGGCGCGGCAGATGTAGAGGACACGACCGGGCGTCGTTCGGTCTCCCTAGGAACCCTCAGTGTCGTGGCATCGTCTGGCAACGCGGCAGTGTTTGGCGGCTCGCGTTCTTCGGACAACAATTCTGGCGGCGACGGCGGAACCATGGGCGGGTTCTTCTCGGCCATGAACGACGGAGGGAATACTGCTGCCGGGGCATGGGGCGTATATGTCGATGCGGTTCAGAAAAATGGTTCGGGCACGATCTTCGGGATGGAGGTCGATACGACGAGCTACTACCCCGTAGGGTCTCTGACGCCGATCAACCCCTTCAACATGTTTGCTGGCGGTCAACCTATCGGAGCTATCGCGTGGCTCGCCAACGGCGGCTTCCAGCCTCACGCAAGCGATCTGACGTGCGGAATCGGCCTCCTAGCTAACTTCAACTGTATCCGCGTTGGTGGCACTTGCACCGTCTCGACTCCGCCGAAGGTGGATAAGGGTATCGTCGTTCACAGCGACTTCCTGAAAGATCAGGGCGGCGGCTATGGGGAGCTTATGGCAATCCCCAAGTCTTACATTGCTCAATACATTGATGCAGGCGTAGGGGGTCAAATCGTTGGCGGACTTTACTTTGGCGTAAATAACTATCTTGCAGGCTCGCGAGTCATCATTGATGACGCAGGCTTTAGCGTTATTAACGTTGCTGATGGCGTCAATAAAATGAACGTCAACAGCACCGGTTACACCTTTGGGCCTGCTGGAGCTCCGTGGTTCACTGGTGACGTTGGAGGCATGACGATTGTCGGAGGATTGGCTGTGGGCGGTGGCCCCGGTAACGATGATTTCCGCGTCATTCCGGTAGCAGGCGTAAACCGCGTCGAGGTTCTGGGTGCCCTCACGGGCGCATCTCCCATCGTTCAGGCAGGCGGATCGGATGCCCGCATCCCCCTTCTGGTCGCGGGCAAAAACGCAGGCATCCAACTTTCCAACAACTACATTTTTGCGACTGGAGACGCAGACGCAGCGACCAAGGGTGTTTTGTTGTTTGAGACCTATATCAACACGTCTAACCTGAACGCCCTAACTCCACGGGTGTCGTAATGAACAATAGCTTCGCCCTCATCCTCGCCTGCTACGCGTCTGGGCAGATGGATGAGAAGCAATGGGCCGCTCACATGCAGGACGATCTATTCGCCGCATGGGTAAGGAAACGCGATGAGCTACGCTGAGAAGCTATCCCCGATCATGCCCAAGCGTGGTAAACCTACGCCTGCGCGTGGACCCGTAACACGGCCACCGCCTCCACCACAGCCAAGGAAAAAGTAGCATGTGCCCTCCTGACGACGGTCCAGTCACCAACCCTCCCCCGCCTCCTCCGCCGCCTAAGCCTGATCCCGGCTTCCCTGGTTCGGGCCGCCCGGCTCCGAAGCCCGAAGGCGAGCCTTCGGACGACGAAGAGAAGTGATTCTACAGGCGCTCCTATTCGGGGTGCTGCTAGCCCTCGCTCTCCTTAGCCGGAGGGTGAGGGCTTATGCTATTGCGCTGTTAGCGTCTGTGGCGGCTACGGCGGGTTGTGAGATGGCGCAGGAGCTTCTGCCCGCGCCCGCCAGCGACCCGCTACTTTTCTACAAAATCCCGTCCTACGTCGATGCGTTCGTATTCAGCGCCATCGCCGTACTTATGGTCAGCGAACGCGTTACATGGTGGATAGCCGCCCTGTGCGCTATTGCCCTCGCAACCGCGACCTATGGCGCGTGGTTCTGGTGGGCATACTACCTAGGCGTTTCAGTCAATCCGTATTATGTTCCGGTGTTTCAGGGGCTGTTTTTGATCTCGGTGGCTCTCGTGGCCTTCGCAGGGGGCGATGATGTTCGGAATCGAATCGGCAGTCTTTTGGCATCTCTTCGGGATGTTTCTTTACGCTCTGCCGGGGCTGGCTGCGCTCGCAACCATCGTGGTAAGGCGGTTCTGGAAAAGCGCGCGTGACCGGTGATTCTGCGTTTATCGAAGCCCTCCTCGCGGTATCTGCCCCCTTCGCTGGCGGTTTGTCCGGCGTTGCGCTGCAACCCGACTTCGCAACCCTTTCGCTGAAGGCGAAGGCATGGCGAGTTTTCATCTCAGTTCTCGTGACTTTGTTCGTCGGCCCCTACGTCGTGGATCGTTTCTTTCCCGATGCGCCGCCCTCGGAATCCACCTTCTGGTCATTCATGATCGCTGGGTTGGCCTTTGCGGTGGGTCCAGTCATCATCAAGCGCGTTGTAGCTTATGCGAAGCGAGTGAATATAAATCTGAGGGACGACGCATGAACCCGCATCTGCACCGCAAGACGGTCGCGGTTGGACTGGCATTTTCAGCCTTTGCCTTCCTGCTAGTCGTCGGCGCAAGCTGGCCGTTCGAGACGCTGTCCCGCCTTGCTGTCATGGCGGCAGTCCTGAGGGGCGCGCTGATCCTGTGCGTGTTCTCCATGGCCTTCGGGTTCGGCCCGACCCTGACCTATGCACAGCGCGCGTTCCTGGGGCTTGCTGGGGCCGCTATGACGATGACGGTGCAAAGCCTTCTCATCGAACACACGCCTTATGAGATTTGGGCGGCCATACTCTCGACCGGCGGCTTCCTCGGCTTCTTCGCCACTCTAGGCGGACCTAGCCTATGGCATCGGATTGCTACGATGGTGGGGGATGAGAAGTGACCGACCGCCGCAAGCCCAAGCGCGAGCATAACTCAGAGCTTTGGCTGCTAACCCTCATTGCGACGGGGATCATTGTCCTGCTGCTAACGGTGGCAGTCCTTAAGCGTGAATGGGACATTGCCGCCTGTCTGCTGGTCTTGCAGAGCGTCATCGGCGTGATTCGTGACCGTCCGCGCGAGCGCACGACGGAACGCATGAGCGATCAGCTTGCGGGGTCTACGCCGACTGAGGAGGGGAAGAAGTGACCGAAGAAGACGTCCGCCGCATCGTTCGCGAAGAGATTGCTAAGGCCAAGGCCGACAAGGACACCTCTTTCAAGGCGTTCCCTCCACAGGCATTGCCTATGCCGACATACCACTATCAAAAAGCCGACTGGTCTCCAGCCGTTTCGAGCGGACGCCCTTCCAAATGACCCAATCCGACTACATCCGCGAAGCCCAGAAGCTTCTAGGCGTCACCGTTGATGGGGTGTTTGGCTCTGATAGCCTGAAGGCTCTGCGGACGGTGCTAGGGCACACTCTTGTCGCCCCCACGCCTTCCGCTAGCTCAAGGGGCTTTCAACTATCAGAGCGAGACCTGAAGCGAATGGAGGGGGTCAGCACGGCCCTAGTCGCTATCGTTCACCGTGCGGCTGAAATCAGCGAGGTTCAGTTTACGGTGACGGAGGGCCTCCGCACTCGCGAGCGGCAAAAGCAGCTTGTGGCGTCTGGCGCATCTCAGACCATGAACAGTCGCCACATCATCGGGCAGGCTGTGGACGTGGCCGCCTTGGTCAATGGCGAGGTCCGTTGGGATTGGCCGCTGTATCCGAAGATCGCGAAGGCCTTCAAGGCTGCTGCGACAGAGCAGGGCAAGCGCATCACCTGGGGTGGTGACTGGAAGACGCTTAAGGACGGGCCTCACTTCCAGATTGAGCCATGATAACTTCTGAAATCCGCCGCTGGATCGTTCTCGGCCTATGCGTAGCCGCCCTATGCCTTTTGTTCGCGCTCCTGACTATGTGTAACGGACGCAACGCGGACAGGGGTCGCATCCAGACTGAAGCCGCTACCGGTCGCGCTCTGGACAACGTGGCGCACGAAACCCCTATCATTCGACAAGAGCAACAGGAGAAGCAGAGTGAGGTTGATCGTATCGAAGGCGCTGATGAGCGCTTGCCTGATGGCTTTGCCTCTGAACTTGAGCGCGTGCGCAGGGGCGAGCAACGTCGTAATCCCTGAGTCTCTTCGGACGCCCTGCGTCTCGACCGTTGATGTTTCAGGTGCGCAGACGGTGGGCGATTTGGGTAGGGCTATCGTACAGGGTGACGGCGACCTTCAGGTTTGCTCGATCCAGAAAGACGCCGTCGTTGCTATTGCGGAAGCCAGGAATCGCGCTTGGTGGCAGTTCCCCTAGCCATCTCCCTCAACACTCGGGTTGAAATCACGATTAGACCGCTCATTCACCATCAGCCCCTCCAGCCTCATGCGCAATGCAAGCCTGTCGTTCGCGGTGAAGGGTTGGGTTCTGAAGGGGCCGCCGATTGCCTGGATCAGATCGGCTAGTTCGGCTTGGGATAGTTCGATGGGGGTCATACCCTCCCCGCCCCTCGGTTCTGGCGGCGTCATTGGCTTTCCGCCGTCATCGACAGGCGTCCCTTGCTGTGGAAGCTGAGGCGAACCTCGCTCCCGTCGTTGAAATAGATCGCGCCCCAGACATGGCCGGTGTCCATGCGCTCCAGGCGCAGCATCTGGATTTCGGACCCGGAGATGGCGAGGTCATCGACCTCTCCAGCCGAGTCCAAATCGCCCTTTTCGAAGTCGATCCGGCGGCTCATGGGTTCCCCACCTCCGGCGTAGAGAGGGCGGCGAGGGCCAAGCCCGCGAGCGTGGAAATCTTGTCGGCGTCCCAATCCTCCATGCGGGTTGAGCCGTCTTCCTGACGCACCTCGCGGCCCTCCTGAATTTGCAGGAGATATTTTCGAGCTGCGCTCAACCCTGACTCGGCAGCCTGTTCGGCTTTCAGGGCGCGACGTGCGATCCGTTCGATAGCCAGCGCGGCATCGGACTTGGCAGCGGCAGTATCGTCGTTCCCGTCCGGGTCTCCCATGTTGGCGGCGTAGGCGTCAGACGCGGCCTTCTCGGCCTCGACTGCCCATGCGGACGGCGCATCCTCCCCTCCCCCGCCGGTCTGCTCGCTGGGTTGGGCGTAGAGGGGAACGCGTCCGTGCGCTGGATCACGCCAAAGGGGCAGATTGCGCCATTCGCGCGGGTCTCGCTTCCAATCACTCAGATTGTCGAACCTGATATAGAACACAGGCTCCGGCTGCTCGCGGGGGGAGAGGGTGGCGGACAGCATTTGCGCCCATACGGCTCTCGCCCGATCCCTGTCGGCAGGATCGTCCGAACGACGCCCTGCTCGCTGGGTTTTCTCTTCGTCCAGCCACGGTCCCCAGAAATAGACAGCCTCGTCTAGCATCGCGTCGGTCGGCTCTACCGGCACCGTCCGCCAAGCCGCAGACCTGCTGGGGGCCGCAGCACGCATAGCCAGATAGACGTCTCGGGCGCGGGCCGGGAACAGCAGCCCACCGGCAGCCATTCCAGCAGCGAGCATTTCGTCTGTCGGCTCACCGCCCTGGTTCGTCTCATTCATGGGTTTCTGCCTTGATGGGGGTGGTTGGGGCGAGCTTGTCGAGGGCGGCATAGATCGGGTCACGGACGCGATATGGCATCCGGTAGCCGCGCGCCTTGTCCCACTCCAAAGCGCCGCGCAGAGCCTCTTCAACCTCCCTCGACGGCCAGCCAGTTGCTTTAGCGGGGGAAGCGAGGGCTTGGTCGAATGCCGCGACAGTGTTTCGGGCCATGGCGCGCCAGCTCTCGCCGCCTCGTCGTGCCTTGTCGGGCGAGAAGTCGGCATCATCGTCGGGTAGCGGAACTTCAACGGCGCGACGGAGAATGTCGATTTGGCGCGCTAGCTCCCCGCCCCCATCCTGACCACCAGAGGGTTGAGGGCGGCTTTCGCGTGCCTTTCTCCTCCAGTAGGATCGAGACACGTCCGATCCAGTCCATGCCTTGCCGGGCCAACGCTCCTTGAACATCTGTTGGGCCAGCGCCTCGACGCTCTCACCGTTCAGGACTTCGCCTGGGGTTAGTTGGGAGGCGCTATTCATGGCTGGACCTCATTGAGCCAGCGATAGAACTCGGGCCACTCGTTCAAATCTCCCTCCCTCCACGAGCGAAGGAAGTTGTCTGCCTCGATGGCGGCGTGATCGATCGCGAAGTCGATTGCTTGTTCCGCCGTGCCGTGGTCGGCATACGGACGGCCTGTTCTGGGATCACCCATGGCTCTGGCCTCCTTGTTGTTCGGCCTTGCACTTCATGCAGGCTTCATCGGGTTTGATCGGAGTGTCGTAGTTGGCCGGGACAGCCCATGTTTCTGGCGTCAGGTCTTTGACGGCGATGCAGGCGGGACAGATGACCCAACCGTCCCAGAACCGACGCCAGCCGCGTTGCTCGGCATCGGACAGGGGGCGGTTCCGCTTGGCCTGCCAGCGCTCGAAATCGCGCTGGGTCGCTGGGTCTACAAACTCCCCGCTCATCCCTTCTCTCCGGCCTGAAGGGCTTGGCGGGCGATGGATTTGATACTTTCCAGGCGTCCAGCTTCGTTGAATCCGAGGGCCGCTCGCTCACCGGCGATCTCGACAATCCGCTGCATGTCAGCCCTCAGCACATCACGCTCACGGGCTGCTGCTTCGGCGTCGGATTTGAGGACGAGGCCTTGCACCTCCCAACGCTTCGGATTTCCAAAGTCCAGCGCCGCGCCAGCCGGACGCAGTTGCCATTCTTCAGGATCATCGCTCAGACGGCGAACGCGCCATGCGACAGGCTCCAGATCAATCGTCATGGCGGTCTCCAAGGGTGCGGCGGATGCGGGTTTCGCAGGTTTTGCAGAACAGCTTGTCGTCGTGTGGACTCCGGCGGTCGAAATCGATGTTCGAGTGTGCGCGGACTCTGAACCAATGGTTCGCGACATGAGGGCCGCCCCTCGCCTTCGCGTCAGGGCTTTGAGCGCCACAGCCGCCGTCGCAGACAGTGATCGTCGCCATCACTCACCTCCAAGGGTGCGGTATTGGGAAAGGGCGGTGCGGGCGACTTTGATGGCGCGCTCAAGAACCATGCTGTCTCGCGCCAAGTCGAGACCGTCCGCCTCGCCATCGGCAATGCGTTTCAGCCCTTTCGCCATCGCCTCCATGACGGAGGCTTGAGAGGATAGGGCGGCTAACAGGGTGCGGAGGTCGGCGGTCCTGATTACGGTTTTGCCGTGTAGATGGTCTTGGATCATGTCCGTTCCATCGAAATAATCGGCAGCGTCTCCGCACAGCAGAGCCCGCTCAACAGCCGCCTTCAATGCTTGGTCGGTCATCGAAAACACCACGCAACAGCGCACACGGCGACGACAGCGATAAAGAAAAACAATCCTGGGCCAAATCGGATACCGGCGCTCACGATCTCAAGAGCGGGGCCGGACTTGTGCGGGTGGCGGATGGCTTGTTGGTAGATGGGGGAGGCAGTGGTGAAAGGGTCGGGGGTCATTTGGACTTCTCCACTACTAGGGAAAGATCGGCAATGGCGAAGGTCAACCTACCGCCAGCGTGCGGACCAGTAAGTGCGAAAACCCACGCCTCCTTGTCGGCTATGGCATCGACGCGAGCGCGCATCTGAATATTACGCTCCCTGTTGTGCCAATGGCCGTTCGTGACGATGTCACCAACATTCACTTCCCACTCTCCATCTTCAAAAACTGCGCCTTAACGACAGCGCCCGCGCCGTGCTGCATCTGGTCGTCAATAAGGTCCAAGAGGCATTCCTTGAAAAACCTGCGCTCGGGATCAGCCGCATACGTCATGCCCTTAAGAATATTCTCGAAGCCCTTGACATATTCGGCGGTCAAAACCGCCAAGGCATCAGCGCCATCAAGGTCGGGGCCGATTGAGCCGGTCGGGACTTGGTAGTGCATCCGCACTTCCATCTCGAAATCATCCTCTGCGCTAGCGAGCGCGGATGAGTGGTTAAGCTGGCGGGGGTGGGGTTGGGTCTGCATGTCTTCCTCCGTTTGTTGTCTCAATGTGAAGGAGGGGTACGGGGGCGTCAACAAAAATCTTCACTTGATTTGAAAATATCCTTGCCGCATAGTCTGCGCATAAGGAGACCACATGACGCCAGATCAGGCCCTAAAATACATGCGGAAGGTCATCGTATCGACGGACCCCGCGCCTGGGAACCAGAAACGGTTCGCGGAAAAGATCGGTGTCAGTGACGCCTACATCAGCATGGTGCTAAACGGGCGCAAAGAGCCAAGCGAGACGCTGCTAGATGCGTTCGGGCTCGTGCGGACCAAAACGGTTACATATCGGAGGAAAGCGAATGTGTGATTTCAAACCGGGCGATGAGGTAGTGTGCATCAAGTCTGCCACTAAGCCAACGAACCCGACACGGTCTGGGCAGACCTACGTGGTAGAAAGCGTATTCTTCAATCAATGGAGCGGAAATTTTGCTCTTGCTCTCGTTGGCGTTCCTAACGGGGGCGAGTTTAATCGTGAGGCTGGTTTCTGGGGCCACCGATCCGACCGCTTCCGCCCCGTAACCCGCACCCGCGACACCCTCTCCATCGAATCCTTCATGACCATCAAGACGGGTCAACCGGAGGGGCCGCGTAGGGTGGTGGGGCCGGTGAGTCCGAAGGTGGAGGAAGTGAAGTGAATTGGTTTCAAAGGTTGTTCAGTAACACTGTCATTGACACGCGGCCATGCATTGCAGCCCAAGTCATCATCGACGCTCTGGACAATGATCCAGACACATGGAGCGAATCCATAGGCTCGCTCAGGTACCCTCCTTTGAGCGTCAAGCTGGACAACGCGACTGATTATAAAAGCCTTGGCTTGGAAATTATCCGAGGCGGTGTGAAGCTTGATTTAGGACTCGATAAGGGCGCTATTCGGTCCGCTATTAACCGCTGGGTCAAGCGTCGTCAGGAGCGGTCTGAAAATCAAATGCTCCAAGACGAACACACTCTGAGAGTTCAGCGCATCGCTCAATACCGCGCCCAACTCGCTCGTGACGAGCAGGCAGAAATACAGCACCGCCTGTTGAGGCCCTCCGCATGACCGAGTTGGAGCGCCTGAGGGTGCGGGTGCGCGAACTGGAGGAGGAGTTGGCGGAGTGGGAGAAGTTCGGGGAGATGGACCGAAACGAGCGAATCCATCAGTGGCGTCGGTCGCTTGGCGTTCTGCCCCAGGTCGCCCACGTCGCAATGATCCTGTGCGAGTCGCCGGGGCGTTTCAAAAACACTGATGACCTTCACGACGCTATCGTAGCCTCAGAGGAATCACAGAGCCGACACGTCGTCAGCGTCGCGATCTCTCGCCTCAAGAAGCGCTTGAGGGCGCGCGGCATAACCGATGCCGTCCACAACGAATATGGACACGGCTATATGATCACCCCGGAGGGAGCGCGTCAGGTGCGTGCGTTGGTGGAGGGATGAGTTACATCTGGAGTCAAGAAAGGCGAGAAGAGATATTCACCCTGTCCAAGACCGGACTCAGCGCAAGCCAAGTCGCCAAGCGCGTCAAAGTCACGAAAAACGCGGTGATTGGGCAACTCAGCCGACACGTTCCACGCGCGGTCAAGAAGGACAAGCAGACGGCCAAGTCGGTCGGATCGGCTGTGTTCGTCGGTCCCTCTGCGCCTAGGCGGTTTTCGTGGGAGGAGGGGATTTGATGCGGCCTGGACTACTCGCGCTCGGTCGCCTCAAGAGCGGCCAGATGAACAAGACAGAGACCGCTTACGCCGACGAACTGAAGCTGATGGCCCATACAGGTCAAATCCTGTGGTTCAAGTTTGAGGGCGTGAAGCTTCGTCTAGCGGACAACACATTCTACACTCCAGACTTCGCCGTCATGGCGGCTGACGGGGTGATGGAGATGCACGAGGTTAAAGGCCATTGGATGGATGACGCCAGGGCCAAGATCAAGATAGCAGCGGACCTCTACCCCTTCCGGTTCAAGGCCTTCAAGGTCATGGCGAAGAAGCATGGTGGCGGTTGGGAAGTGGAGGAATTTTGATGAAGCGTGGCTACACAATCGTTCCTCAAGAACAGCGCTTCATGTCCAAGGTGGAGCCGGATTTAAACTCCGGGTGCTGGTTGTGGACTGGCTATCTTAATAAGCGCGGTTACGGAATGTTCGCCTTAAGTCGGGCCGCCATGTGTTTGGCGCATCGTGCCAGCTACAAAATGTTTAAAGGAGACCCGTCAGGTCTTCAAGTTTGCCATACATGCGACGTTCGATGCTGCGTAAACCCTGACCATCTGTGGCTAGGAACAGCGGCGGATAATTCCGCAGACGCGGTCAAAAAAGGCCGAATGACGGGGGCAAAAAATACCAGGTCAGGAGACGATAGCCCAACAAAAAAAGTCACTCATGAACAAGTCAGGTTCATCAGGGAGCAAATCGCTTCCGGAGAAACTTACAAAGGGCTGGCAAGAAAAATGAAAATGAGCGCAACGAACATCACAAGAATAGCAAAAAGAAAGAGCTGGGCGCATGTCGAATAGTTTTGAAAATCACGGGGTAACCCACTTATCTGCGTCACAGTTGAATCTTTGGATTGCTTGTCCGAGTCTTTGGATTCTCGAAAAACTTCTCAAGAAGCGTGGCGGCGTAGGCTGCGCGGCACACAGGGGAACGGCGTCAGAGGCAGGCATAAGCGCCGGTCTGTTTGATCCGCTCATGTCGCACGAGGATTGCCTTGCGGTCGCCCTGCCGATCTATGACCGATTGACGGCGCTGTCTGGCGATCCGAAGCGAGACAGCGAGCGCGCCGTTATCCCCGGCATGATCACTCAGGGCCTTTCGCTTCGTGAGCATGGCTTGCCGATCCGTCCGAGCGAGGGCGATCAGCACCGCATTGAAATCAGGCTTGAGGGCGTCAGCGTTCCCATCGTCGGGTTTCTGGATTGGGAATATGCTGACGAGGTGATCGACCTCAAGACGACGCTGCGCGTGCCGTCCGAAATGTCAGCTCCGCACCTCCGTCAAGCTTCGCTTTACAAGACCGCTAGAATGGGCAAGCGCGTGCGATTCTTCTACGCCAGCGACAAGAAGTCCGCCAAACACACGCTCAACCGTGAGCAATACGATCAGGCCATCAAAGAAATCACCTTGACGGCGCAGCGGATGGAGCGTTTCTTGGGGCTGTCGAAAGACGCACGCGAGCTTGCGGCTCTTGTGCCTCACGACAGCAGCAGCTTCTATTTCAACGACCCTGCGGTCAAAGCTGCCGCAATAGAAATCTACGGTTTTTGACCGTGATGCGACTTGGCGCTTCCAAGGATGAAAAGAAGGAATGAACCGATGGCCCTTGGCCTCAGCACCGAAACGACGAACAGCGAAGACTTCCTGGGCTACGTCCAATACGACGCCCGCGCGGGCCGCTTCTTCAAGCCGAACCGCACCCAGGACGGCAACGGCGAATGGCAGACCGACAAAGAGGAAATCACGAACGGCTTCACGGCCGTTATGGACCTCGAAAACATCACGGTCGGCTGGATTCTCTACAACACCGGCGCGGCCCCGTCCTACACGATGGTCAAGCTGGGCGAGCCCCTGCCTCCGAAGCCGTCCGACAAGCACAAGCAAGGGTTCCTGATGGAACTGAAGCTTGGCAAGGCGTTCGGCAGTGAACACCGGACCTTCTCGCACACCGCCAAGGTCGTGCTAGGCCCGATTGACGAACTGCACACCGCCTATGAGGCGGGCAAGAAGGATAACCCCGGCAAGCTCCCGGTGGTGACCCTGGTCAAGACGACTTCGATCACGTCGGGGTCGGGCGACAAGAAGTCCACGAACTACAGCCCGATTTTCCAGATCGACAAATGGGTTGATCGCCCGGCTGAGTTGGGCGGCAAGGGCGGCGAGGCTCCGAAGGAAGAGCCGAAGCCGGAGCCCGCGAAGGTTCTTCCGGCCGGTGATAGCGGGGCTGAAGAGTTCTAGGAGGGAAGGGGGCGAAAGCCCCTTTCTTTTTGCTTGCGGATACGTAGAAAGTGCGTATGTTGGTTTCAACGCAACGGAGGAAGTGATGCAGCGCAAATACGAGTACGTAGTCAAGAACGGTCTTTTGTATCGATTGACCTGCGCGCGATGGAAAGATTTCTGTTCCGCCTCGATCATTGAAGATCGCAACATCGAAGATTTCGGCGTGGCCCTGGGGGCCGTGCGCAATGCGGACACGTGGGAACTTAAATATTTTGGAGCGCCGAAGTGACCTACGACGAAGCCGAAAAGCTAGCCCTAAAGGCCATACACGACGACGGGCGAGGGATGATCGGTAGGAACCGAAATCATTTGCATCAGCGGGTAGCTCGCGCACTTCTTGCCGCTCATCGAGGCGCAGCAGATGAAATAGACAAGGAGCCTGTAGCGTGGCTGACGAATGTCCATAAAGGCGCTGGCGAAAAATGTTTCATTCCTGCTGCCAAAGGGGACCCAAACGCATTCCCTGTGTTCGCCGTCACGGGATACTCAAATGCCTAAGGTCTATTTCGTTCGTGATGAAACTGGATATGAGGGGCCATACTATCCGACCCTTCGCCAAGCTCAAGCAGACTTCACGTCCCGTTGTCGTGATGGAGACGAACCCGAAGGCGTCCATTCTCTGAGGTTCGTCGCGACACGCGCCGGGGTCGCTGATCTTCTCAACAAAATATCGGATTACCGGGCATGAATTATTCCAACAAAATCAGCGAAGAATACCGCATCAGGCTTGTTGATGAGTGCCACGACAGGCTTGCCAGCGGCCTCAAGCTTGGCGCGGTTGCTTCTATGACTATCGGGGCGCAAACCTTGCTCTACCTGCTTGAGCGCAATGACCCAGAAAAGAAAAATCTTCGCGACATGCTTAAGGCTTCTGAGGCATGGATGCGGAGGTGGGGGGCTCACGTAGGCAACTGTGGAGGCGACATATCCTGCACGTGCGGTCTAACGCTCGTCCAGAGCGAGGCTTATCGCGTCCTGTATGAGTCAGACGAGACCGAACACGACTTCAGGGCCAAAGATGTATGGGAGAATAGGCGATGAAGAACTGGCACGTACCAATGACCCTTACTGTGTGGGCCACAGTGGTCATTGAAGCTGATAGCGCTTCTCAGGCCTATGAAATGGCAAGGTTTGGCGACTTTGCTGAGCAGGAACTGCTTTACGGAGCAGAAATCCAGTCTTGGACCGTTCAGCCTGTCCCAAACATCACGGAAATTAAATGACCATTCGGCGTACTTGGCACTCTGGAGGGCGGTCTTATTCGGAAGACATCCCCACCATCAACATCACTCGCAAAGAGCGTGCTGTTGATGCCTTTAAGAAAACTAGAAACCGAACAGACGATGAGATCGCGAGTTTTATTCGCGGCTACGAGGCAGCGGAGTGGGACTTTGAAATGACATTTATTGGTCTTGTTCCAAACTATAGCACACGTCCTTGACCCCCTCCGAATACAAAGCCGCGCTAGCCCAACTCGGCTGGACGCAGATCGCGGCCGGTAACTGGCTTGGGGTCTCGCCTCGCACCGCACAAGCCTACGCGGCGAGAGGGCCTTCTGGCCCCGCCGCAAAAGCTATCCAACTCCTTCTTGATCAGCGCCGGGGGCGTCAATGATGTCGGAATCAAACGACGCGAGCCGAGCGCTGGACGCGCTGACTATCGAAGCCGTCAAGTCGGAAGTTGCCGACGCCAAGGCGCGGGGCTGGCTCCAGAACGACCTTAAGCGCCACTTTTCGTCGCTGGGTCTGGAGACGGGCGCTTACGGCATTGCCGTTGCCGGAGGGGTAGTCAGTCAGACAACCGCCGCTGCTCTGGCCCAGGTCAGCGTAACAGGGCTGCCCGACAAGCCGCGTACCACGAACCGCGAGGACATCCGCCGTCATATCGAGTGGTTGATTGAGCCCGCGCTTGGCGACTACGGCGACGCCCTTTTTGAGATCGCTTACGACGTGCCGCCTGGAGGGTGCAACGGGGCGAAGCTGTTTGACTTCAGCGAGATTGACGAGGCGGTCGCGTTCGCAGCCGAAAAGAGCGACAGCGGCGTCAACGTCTATATCGCAGCGGCCCTCAAGCTTCCCGACACGCCTCGCAATGGTCGGGCGCGGGGAGAATACTTCTACGCTGCAACGGCGGTCCCTATCGACATTGACGAGGATTACGACGCCACGCGGGCGGCCATGGCTGCGGTGTGCGATGACGGCCTAGTCGTCACGACCGGCCTTGTGCCTGAGCGTCGGTCGCAGCATTGGGCACGGCTGCTTGAGCCGGTTGATAGCGAGGCTGATTTCGTCCACGCCTTCGCCGCGCTCGTGGTCCACACGGGCGCAGATTTCAAGGTCAAGGATGGCGCTCGGATCATGCGCCTGGGCGGGACGGTCGCCTATCCGCACGACAAGAAACAGGCCAAAGGATACTGCACTGAAACCACGTCGGTTGCGATCAAGGCTGACGCGCGCCCCACGGACATCGAACGCCTTAAGGGGTTGGAACCCGCACCGGCTACACGTATGGCTCAGACAGAGCGTCAGAGCGGCGCGTCTGGCGAGATCGTGCGTGACTGGACCGGGCGCGTTGTAGACGGGCGGGAGTCTGAGTTCCGCAACATGCTGCTGCGCCATTTGGCGGACTATCAGGAAAGCACCGGCTGCGATCCGACGCCGCAAGAGATATTCGACGCCGCCTTTGTCGAGTTCAGCGATCCGCGCAAGGTCGATAACAAGGATGGGCGGTGGACATCGCCAGCCGGTCAACAGCAGCTCATGGCGCGGGCCACGAACACGATCCGCCGCCTGGAGACCGGCAGGCTCGCCAAGGTCGGATTGTTCAGCGTCAACACGGGCGTTGGTGAAGCGGAGGCGAAAGCCGTAGCCGAACGGCGACAGGAGGCGCGAAAAAAGCCGGAGGAGCCATACGTCGCGCCTTCGGAAGCTATCGCGGCGATGTCGGCTGAAACAGCGACGACCGATCCGGTTCAGGAGTTTGAGCCCGGCCCTATCCAGGCGTCTGCGTTTCACGGCGAACCGCCCGCGCGGCGGTGGGTGGTCGAGGATTGGATTGTCGAGGGAGCCGTAAACAGCCTTTACGGTGATGGTGGCCTAGGCAAGACGCTTTTGGCGCAGCAGTTGGCTTGCTGTGTCTCTATGGGCGCGACGTGGCTGGGAATGCCGACGATTCAGGGTTCTGTCCTTGCCGTGCTGTGCGAGGACGATGAGGGTGAGCTGCACCGCAGGCATAACGACATCAAGTCGTCCATGGGCTACGCAGTCGGCAATCCGTTTGATGATGTCTGGCTCTGGCCTCGCGTCGGCTTCGATAACGTCCTTGTCCGCTGGGATCGGGACGGCCGGGCGACGCTAGGCCCGTTTGCTGAAAAGCTGATTCAGCAGATCAACGAAAAAGGCCCTTCGCTTGTCGTCCTAGACACGCTGGCGGATTTCTACGGCGGCAACGAGATCGACCGGGTTCAGGTCAACTACTTCGTAAAGGTCGTGCTTGGCGGCCTGATCGCCGCGAGAAAGGCCGCAGGGGAGCCATTGACGGTTCTTCTGCTCGGCCACCCGTCCGTCGCAGGGAAGGCGTCAGGGAGCGGCTACAGCGGCTCTACGGCATGGAACAATGCCGTCCGGTCCAGAATGTATCTTACGCGGCCTGAAGAGGGCGCAGGCGACGAACGGTTGCTGACGCGAGGCAAGGCCAACTACGCCAAGAGCGGCGACGAAACCGGCGTGCGTCTCTTCTATGAAAACGGCGTCCTCCACGCGTCCGATGACGTGAAAGACGATGACGCACTGCTCTGGGGCGCAGTTCGTGAGGCCGTCGCCATGATCGGTCGCAAGTGGGATTCGGGGTCGCCTTACAACGACAGAAAGGACCATGATCGGTTCATTCACAAGGCCCTGGTGACCGACCTAATGCACGCCGGATACAAGCCGATGATTGCCAGACAAGCCGTCAGGGAGTGCATCGAGGACGGCAAGGTAAAGTCGGGAGCCAGCAATGGGAAAAGGGGCTACCGATGCATATGAAAAAGGTCATGTCTTTGATTTCAAAGGCAAAGTGCAGTGTTACTGCACTGATGGGCCAAAAACAGTGCAGTGAGTGCGGTTTCAGTGCACTGCACTGTGGTCAAGCTTATGAAAACAAACAGAAATCTGGGATCATCGCACTGATCGCACTGAACAGTGCAGTAAGACCGCACTTTATAAGCAAAAACAATAGGTTCCCCTCGTATGCGCGCGCGGGCGCGCACGCCCCTACTACGTAGGGGCTTGGCGGCTTGGCCCTATGGGGCCTGCGCCGCCGCCCCATTTTGAAAGGACTAAAGATATGCCAACCCCCGAAGACGCAGCGACGATACAGGCGCACATCATGGGCGTGGACAAGGCGGCGAGCGAGGCTGAGGCGACATGGGGGATCGGGCGGCTCCCGATGCTCGTGGACACTGACATGCGCGCTAAGTTCATGCGGCAGGGCGCGCGGTTCAGGGAAGCCCTGGAGTCGGCTTACGAAGCGAAGATGCTGACCCGCGACCAGCTTGAGGCCGTCGAGAAGACGGCGGGCGGAATGGAGCGGGCTTGGCTGGCGCTCGACAAGTCGGCGCGCGACGCAGGCCACAAGTCCACCGAACCGGACATCTGGGAGGCGGTGCTTGATGACGGGTCGATTGCCTGCATCGTTCGGACGAACGCCGAGGCGTCGAAGGTTATTCAGGATGGGCGGGCGTTGAACGTCTGGACGCTCGATGAGGTCGCGCGGGCTATCGACCATCTGCCGGAGATCGTGCGTCAAGCGAAAGAGACATGGCCTGGCGCTAAGGTGGTTGAGAGGTCGCAGCGGTCGAAGGGGGTTTTAGACGACCCAATCCCGTTCGGCTGATCAATCCGCATTATATGCTTGCACCGGGCTGAGGAAGGTGTAGGGTGGGTTATCGAAATGGAGGAAGATATGGATTATTATTGCTGGGTCGATCCGTTCGCGGAAATCGAACGCGCCAATCAAAACGCTGCACGAGCGCGCGAAGATGGCCGCAACGACGTTTTAGATTATGAATACCGAAACCCAGGTCTGATCCAGAGAACCATTGAGGATCAAGCTTACTCATTGGCAAAGCATGTGGTTGAACAGCAGATTCGACCAACATTTGCCGACGCGATGAGCCGAAAGAAGGTCCGCGATCTTACGCTTGACTTTTTATCATTCACACCATTGCGGCATGTGGTCTCTCTCGCCGAAGGCAAGGCTGTGTCGCGGCCAATGTGGGATCAGTCTGAGCCTCTTGCGGTTATGACGGAATTGGTTGTGCCGTCGTTTCGTTACGCCATCGTGGACCGTCTCGCATGACCCCGCGCACCCAAACCCCCCAACAGCTCTCCAGAGCCGCCTACAAAGCCCGCCAGGAGGCCGCTGGGACCCGTGTCGCATCCTTTCGGCTGTCTGAGTATGCCAGAGCCGTGATTGCGCTGTACGCGGCTAAAAACGGGCTTAGCAAGGATGCGGCTGTTGAGGCGATGGTGATTAACGCAGGGAGAGAGTGATGAAAGTTTTTTATATCGACTGCGAGTTTGACGGACACGATGGCCCGCTACTCAGCCTCGCCATGGTGCGAGAGGACGGCTACAGCATTCATATAAGAGCCGATGTTGAGCCTATGGACCTGTGGGTCCGCCAAAACGTCTTGCCGATCATGGACAGCCATGACGCCAGCGAGTCAGCTACTGTCTATCACGACCGCGTGGGCGAGGTGATCAAGGGCTTTATTGGTGAGTGCGAATGCCCGCTGATCATCGCGGACAGCCCTGTAGACATCGGTCGCTTCTGTCGGGCGCTATCGACTGGACATGATGGGCAGTGGGCGTCGGCGGATTATCCGGTGATGTGCTTCTCGGTTCACAACGTCGATTGTTACCCGACCGATCTTCCTGGCGCTGTGCAACACAACGCTTGGTGGGATGCGATGGCGTTGAGGCATAAGCTGACGGCGGAATAATCGTGGTAACCCGCTACCGGACGCATCGCCCGCGAAGTTATATTATAACACCACGCCTGTTACAAAATAACACCGCACAGTGAGGGCGCGAAAATAATGCGCGTTTTGAACCGGAGAGAAAAATGCAATTCCATCCTGTCTATTTTGTTGATCGCCCCTTGCGCCATGGCGATTCTGTTGACGATGCTGTTGCCAAGAGGAATTTTGATCTGTGCCGCGCAGTCAACGTCAACGCCCTTGGCGTCGTGCTGGACGGCCTGGTAGAGGCCGGGATGCCGAAGGAGCAAGCTGAATGCTTCAGGGGGCAGGCTTACGCTCTCTTGCAGTTGATGCGGACTGAGAACAACCGAACGCGCCTTTCCGCAAAATAATGCGCGGCTACGTCATTTAGGTGTTGCGTGACGGGTCACTGTGTGGGACAAGGGATCAACACCACGGAGGAAGACATGACAACCGAACAACAAGCAGCAGTCTCAGCCTGGAACGAAATCCAAGCCATGGGCGGCAAGATCGTTTTTGAAGCTGCCGACCTGACCCCTAAGGGCAAGCGCACGGCTCGCATTGTCGGAACTGACCGTGGCGGTCGTCAGCTCCGCTGGTATGTTTCGGGCCGCTTGTATCGCTGGTTGGCCCCCAATGCCGAGAACATCGCCACCACGCAGGAGTGGATGGCATGAGCCATCCCGATTTCCTGCAAAAGGGCTTTGAAAAGCAACTCGCCCATCTCGTTGAGGAGTGCGGCGAGGTGCTGGCGGCTGCTGGAAAGACGCAGCGATGGGGTCGCGACAGCGTGAACCCCCTCATTCCAGCAAGTCAGCAAGAGACAAACGAGGCTTGGCTCAGCCGGGAAATGTCTGACCTCCGGCAAGCGCTAGATCGTCTCGACGCAACGATGTACGCGGACAATCTGACCGCACGCCGGGAAAAGCTCCTCGCAGAGCAACGCGCCGCTCTCTCACTTGACCTGTTGAAGGAAGGTCGATGACCATTTGCGCAGCTTGCAACGGCGTTATAGGGCGCGACTGCTGGAATCCTCAAGAGTGCCAGCAGATCAGTGAACAAATTGAGAGTGAGGATAGCCGAAATGAAAGAGAGTGCTGGGCTGAAGTAGAAGCGCTTCAGTTTGACAAGATTGCCGAGGCTATCGCTCAAAGCGCCGACGACTGGAAAGCAAAGGACGCACACCCCGACAACATGCATATGGCCATGGTCTGCGCACTGAAGGCGGCAACTTGGCGTGATGCAGCTCGGTCGCTTCGCCAGCCCTACGGAATCCGCATTGAGCGCGAGGCACGCGAATAAAACTGCGCCGGGGCTGTTGACGTGACCCGTCACCCATGACACAAGGAAACACCGGCGCACGGAGCGGCGGGATGGAGGAGTGGTTTGATGGCCTGTGTGGACCATAAATACGAACGTGGCGCGTATGGCGTGTGTCGTCGGTGCGGAGGTGAAAGCCCTCGCGTGGAAGCCAAGAAGGCAAAAGATGCTGCCTACGCAGCAAAGCTTAGGCTTGCAATGGCGCACCGCGCATGACCGCCGCCACCCGCAAAGCCTCCGAGCGCGATGACGCGGGACGCGATATGGCGCTGTTTGAGCTAATAAGCGCTCTGGCTTCTGCCGTTCACGGAGGGGGCAGCGATGCCTTTATCGCATCGATTGTCCGCGAGGGCTTGGCGATGATCGAAAAAGAGGAGCCCAAATGACCGCCAAGCATCAGATGGCGTGGCTGGACGAGCAGCGAGAAAACGCTGCCAACCGCAAGCGAACTGAACGCCAGCGCCGCGCCGCCAGAGGCGAGGTCGCCCTCTCCGGCTGGCTCTCCGCCTCCGACCACGCCGACCTCACTCAGATGGCCCGCGACTCAGGGATGACGCAGGCCCAGGCGGTGAGCAGGTTGATTGGGATGGTGGGGGAGCTGAACGGCCTTGAGCGATGGGCACTCGACTGGCATCCAGAGCAAGAGGGCGATGCCTTACGACGCGCAAAGACCGGCCAATGGGTTCGCCACTCCGACCTAACCGCCGCTGTGGGGTTGTCGAAGTGAGTTTACCCCTCAGAGAGCGTGAGCGGTTTGAGGCCGAGACTGTGTATCTGGACGGGTACTCGTGGAAAGACTGCGAGTTTGTAGAATGCGTGGTCATATGGAATGGCACAAAAGACGTGGACTTTTCCATGGGTGGAAACAGCTTTAGTCGATGCCGGATGGTTGGAGATTTTCCTGCCGGGTGGGTGGCGGCCGGGAAGAAAAGCCAATTCACCGACGAAGCTGTAATCATCCAAGGCGTGGGCGCGCAACATCTGAACTAACCCCGCTTGACCCCAACGTACAACGCTCGTACAACAGGGCGTCGGCAATGATGCCGAGTGGAGGAAGACATGCAGATCAACGATGTTTGGAAGAAGTTTCAAGGCGATTTTAACGCCATGACCGACACCCAGATTGATTGGGAAACCAAGCGCGCTCAGGACGTCGTGGACGAGCAAGAGGAGTGGCTTGAGGCTGTTGCGGCGTGGACTAGCGCTGGCCGCCCTCGTGCTGAGCGCTCCGCATGACCTCTCCCACCACAACCACCGGCATCCGCATCTCCCCCCAGCTCTGGGCCGAGTTCGGGTTGCTGTGCCGAATGGAGGGCAAGACACGCAATGGCGATCTTGTCGATATGGTGCGCAATCGTGTCGTTCGCAGTCGTCACAATGGCGCGCTCAGCACGCTACACAGCGCCGAGGTCGTCAGCGAGCGGGTTAGGGAGTGCTCTGACCGTGCGTGATCCTAAGCCATGTCCGTTCTGTGGAGAACGAGCGCGCGTATGCCGCTACGGCGACCCCAAAGACCGAGGACTTGAGTATGACGGGACGATTGTAAAATGCTCCGGGCCATCATGCGGGGCGGAGATTCACAGCACTTCGTCCTCAAATCGAGCTGACGCCATCGCCGCCTGGAACTGCCGACCCGACACCACCACACACAGCGCGAAGGAGGAGGGGGTATGACGGCTTTGCTTTACAGCGTCCTGTATGGACCGGGAGATAACGACGCGCCAAGGAAGGCTAAGTTCTCAGAAGAAAGCGATGCTGTCGAGTTCGCTAGGGAGAAATCGTTCTCATACGCCAACGTTTCGATTTGGGACAAAAAGTCGCCGCTGACTGCTTGGCGCAATGGAGACATCGTCCGATGACCGCCCCTCACGACAAGCTGGCCGCCGCAGGAATCAAGCCTGGGGATCGGGTGCGGGTGACGTTTACTGGTCGCGTCGTTAGCCCTCGCAACGGGGCCTTGGATGTGATCCAAGACGGCGAAGGTTCTCAAGAACCGATTTGGTTCACGCGTGATGATTTGTCCGAAGAAGGTTTCCAAATCGAGCGCATCGATCCGCCGCTGAAGGTGGGGGATCGGGTGCGTTTCAAGCGCGGATATGGGGATGACAGGGTCAGTTTTGAGCTGGTTGCCTTCCGCGAAGGCCAGTGCGTTCTCTGGGGACCGCTTGAAAGCGGTATGTCCTCGGCACGTGGTTCCGATCCGGTGTGGCTGGAGATCGCTCCATGATTGTGGCAGTCGCTTATATCGCGGTCGGCGTCATTAACGCTTTAATATGGTGTCGGGCTAAACCGGAACGTGCCGCAATTTTAGCGTTTATCGCGCAATCACAAGCGGCTGACAGAGCCATTTCCGACATGGAGCGCATCGCATGAGCGCGCTGGAGAAGGCGGCGAGGGCTGCTTACGACGTTGACGGCGGTATTCCTGAAGAATGGGACAGCGCCGAGCCGTATTGCGTTCAGGTCAGGTCCGAATACATCGCCCAAGCCCGAGCTGTCCTGATGGCTGTGCGGGGCGTTGACCGAGACGCGCAGTCGGCCGCTACTGTCGATGGGTGGCTTGAGGTAGAAGGCGGTTTTGAGACGATGTGGCATTCGTATATCGACGCCATCCTGAACGAGGAGCCGAAATGAGCCGCTTCGATTACCCCAACATTATCATCGAGAAGGGCGGGGGATCAACACGCCACGTCTGCATCATGGGGGAAATTGCATGGGTTCGCATCCAGTCTTTCTACGGAGAAAGCGCCATGGATGATTCGTGGGAGTTTGCTTCGAAGCTAGGAATTGCCCTCAATCGCCTTATTGGCTCTGACTTTGGGATGGGCGGTCAAGCCTACGCCAAGCTAGGAACTAGTTTTTGGGAGCCTGGGCTTGATCGTCCTGAAGGCTTCGTCGGAAATCCGGAGTCTGACCAATGACCCACGCCTTCAACCACTCCCGCTGGGAGCAAGAGCGCAAGGCGAGGATGGGTAGGGTGGCAGGATGGCGGACGATTAATAGCGCGCCTGAGAAAACTCCTGTTTTGGTCGTCAAGGACGGCATCATGGGCGTTCGGGAGCGTTTCGGAGATTCATGGCAAGAGCCCAGCATATACGCTCACGATTGGGACGACGATCTTGAAGAGCCCACTCATTGGATGCCCCTCCCACCGCAACCCTAACCGCCCTCGCTCGTTCGCCCGAGATATGCTAAGGAGTTACATATGTTGTTCGTGATCCTCGTCCTGCTTGGCTTCATCGCCATGACCGTCGCCAAGATTCCGCAGTTCACTCTGCCGGAGTGGCCCGCCTGGGCTCTGTGGACGGTTGCCGCGTTTATCTGGGCATTGCCGCAACTCGGATGACCGGCATAAAGTCCAAAGCCGCGCGCGTTCTACAGGACGACACGCAAGACGCCGACTCCAAGTCGGTCGCCGCGTTCGTGCTTGGCTCTGACGTGCCCAAGCCCACGCGAACGGCTACAGAACTTCGCCAGTTGCTCGCCAAGCTTGAAGGCAAGGAAGGTCAGCACGAGCGGCGTCTGGCTATTCAGGCGCAATTGGATGGGATGGCGTGACCCGCCTTTACTACAGCACCACCGTAGCCGAGTCGGCGCTTATCCTGCCTAGCGGTTGGTGGGTTTGGTATCAGTGATGAAGACTTCGTATTTCACGCCTGAGATTTGGGCCACAATCATTGAGAAAACGGAGGAAGGCGAGCATCTCCGTGGCATTTGCCGTGAGATCGGCATTGGCAAGAGCGCTGTTTACGACTGGATGGCGAATGATCCAGAACTTAAGGCGAGTTACGAAACCGCTCGTAAAGAAGGTTACGACAAGATCGCGGAAGACTGCCTTGATATTGCCGACGACAAAACTGAAGAGCCTGCTTCCCGGAAGGTGAGGGTTCACACCCGGCTTCAACTACTGTCGAAATGGTACGGGCAACGCTACGGCGATAAGCAGCAAATCGAGCATACCGGCGCAGAAGGCGGACCTATTCAGGTGACGCGCATTGAGCGCGTAGTGTTGGACCCGAAATGACATTTGAGCAGCAGGCTCAAAAAGCCTTCCCCTTAGGCACGGCGTTTGTTGATCTAGATCAGGATTACGGTTTTCGTCCAGCATATGCGATTGAGTTGAGAACCGCCGACGATAAATGGATGCGATTTGGTGTAAAGCTTCCAAAGGGCGGAGATACAGCGCTCGCCGTAAGCGCGATGCAGACTTGGCTAGAGGCTCGCTTGACCCGAAAGGTTCAGGCCGTTTCTAACGGGTGACCGTCCTACAGATTGAGACCCCCCGCGTCTTTCTGCCCCTCCTGAAAACCGATGCCCGATATTTCGGAGCAAGAGGTGGGCGCGGCTCGGGAAAGTCTCACTTCTTTTGTGAGCAGTTAGTCGAGGAAAGCTGCTACGAGCATGTGCGCGTTGCGTGTCTTCGCGAAGTGCAGAACAGTATCAAAGATTCCGTCAAGCAATTGATCGAAGACAAGATCAGGAAGCTAGGCGTCGAAAGCCTTTTCAAGATTACAGAGAATGAGATTGTCGGGCCGAATGACAGCCTTATGGTCTTCAAGGGTCTTAGGAATCACACTGTAAGCTCTATCAAGTCCCTTGAGGGCTTCAATAGAGCGTTCGTGGAAGAAGCGCAGACAATTAGCCAGAAGTCGCTGGACATTGCCGTCCCGACCTTCCGCGTTCCGGGTGCAAAGCTTCGCTTTTCGTGGAACCCCGACAAGGCAAGCGACCCAATTGAGACGTTCTTTGAGGCGAACAAGGATGATCCCGATTTCGTTCTGGTTCACGCCAACTACAGCGATAACCCCTGGTTCGCGGGCTCTGCCTTGCAGGGGGACATGGAGCGGGACAAGCGCACTGACCCCGACAAGTACGCTCACGTTTGGCTAGGAGCCTACGCAGGCCGCACAGAGGCCAAGGTGTTCAGGAACTACCGCATACAGGCCTTTGAGAGCCCTGTGGAGGCCGTGTTCCGGTTCGGGGGGGACTGGGGCTTCTCCATCGACCCGACGACCCTGGTGCGCGGTTTTATCGGCCGCATGGATGGCGACAGGGCTATCGCTGATCCGGCTGGGCGCTGCTTGTTCGTGGACTACGAGGCCTATGAGGTCGGGTGCGACATCGACAAGACTCCCGCACTATTCGACACTGTTCCGCGCTCACGAGACTTCCGCATCACCGCCGACTCCGCACGCCCCGAGACCGTCAGCTACATGCGTCGCAACGGCTTCCCCAAGATCATCCCCGCCGTCAAAGGCCCCGGCTCGATTGAAGACGGCATCAGCTTCCTACAGTCTTTCGAGATCGTTATTCATCCTCGCTGCGTGAACGTCATTCGCGAGGTGTCTGAGTTCTCGTACAAGATCGACAAACAGACCGATGAAATCCTGCCTTTCCTTGAGGACAAGGACAACCACACCATTGACGCCTTGCGCTATGCTTTGGAGGGTCTTAGGCGTGCTGGTAAGCCGGGCGTGACAGCACTAGAACCAAAACCGATTGATCGGTATAGTCGGCTGCGCGAAAAAGCGGAAGATGCGGGGTTTTACTGATGACCGAAGATTGGGGCGGCCTCAACATCGGGGATGGCGGGACACAAATCTGATGTCCGATTTGATGTTCTATAATGGCGTCCAGATTATCGAATCTGACGAGCCGCTTATGTCGCGCGAAGACATGGACGCGCATAACGCATTGACTTTCGCGGCTATGGCACGCGCCCGCGCTGAATGGCGGGCCGAAGAGGCTGAGGTGGTGGGCGCTCTTGGCATCATGGCCGCGACCGATAACGACCACGATGCGGACATCATCTCTCGCGCGATGGCTCTGATTGAAATGGGCTCTTATGACTGACGTAATGGTAGCCGAGTGGGAACTGGAGACCCCCGAACTTACGCCTGAACAAGTCGAGGTCGAGCGACTGCGGCTCATAGACCCTATGCCCAAGCGCAAGATGGTCGAGGACTTCCGCGACGGCACGACCGAAAGCCGCGACATTGGCGAGAAGTCGCGCCGCTATTACGACAATGACCAGATTTTCGGGGAGACGGAGCGCGCGTGGCGTCGCAGTCGCCAGCCCAAGGTCATCCGCAATGAGATTGCCCCTGCCGTCAACGGGATGCTGGGCGTTATCCAGCAAGCCAAGGTTGACCCGCGCGCATGGCCTCGGAACCCGGATAACGAGGATCAGGCTGACGTCGCGTCCAAGGCACTGAGGTTCGTCGCTGACAGCCAGAAATGGCATAAGAAGAAGGTTGATGCAGCCGAGACGTTCCTGATTGAGGGCATCGCGGCCGTCGCTATTGAGGCGAGTGAAGACGGCGACCCAATCATCACTCAGTTGCCTTTCGATGAGCTGATTTACGATCCGCATTCGCGTCGTGCCGACTTCTCGGATGCGTCCTACAAGGGCATCGGGAAGTGGATGTATGAAGGCGACCTGATGCGTCGCTATCCGCTTATGCGAGAAGACCTGTCAGCAGCTTTTACGTCGTCCTCGTGGGGCGGTGGCGCAGAGATGGGTCTGGACCGTCCTGACAAGCCCGAGAACGCGCTAGGCACGAATTGGCTTGACCCGAAGCGCCGACGCATCTTTGTGGTTGAGCTTTACTATCTGGACGATGGCGAGTGGACCCGCTGCGTCTTCTACGCTGGCGGGGTTCTGGAAGAGGGGCCTTCGCCTTACAAGGACGACAAGGGACAGAGCCTTTGCGCCTTCGTGTTCCAATCCTGCCTGATCACGCGAGACAATCAACGCGCCGGTCTGGTCAAGGCGATGCTGTCGCCACAGGATGAGTTGAACGCCTATGGGTCGCGCTCGCTGCATTTGGCGCGGTCTCGCCAGCTTCGCGTGTCCGATCCGCAATTCCCGCCTGAGGTTGATAGCAAGACAGCGAGTGCCGAGGCTGCGAAGCCTGATGGGGTGATTCCTACGGGGTACGAGCCGGTGCAGACGGTCGATCTGTTGCAGGGTATGCAGCTTATGATGTCCGAGGCGCGTCAGGCCCTCGTTCGTCAGGCCCCTACGCCTGCCGTCCTTGCCGATGCATCTTCGTCTAATCAGTCAGGCCGTAGCCGCCTTGTGCTGCAACAGGCGGGCATGACGGAGATTGCGCGGGCGCTGGGTCGTCTGGAGGATTTCGAGAACGAAGTTTACCGCATGATCTGGTCTGTCCTTAAGCAGTTCAAGACGGAGCCGTGGTGGATCAGGATTACGGGCGACGATTCCAAGAAGCCTGAATTCCAGGGCTTGAACCAGCCGGTCGGTCCTGATGGTCAGCCTATCGATCCGCGTATGGCGCAGGCGATGGAAGCTCAGGGTATGCCGGTTCAGAAGAAAAACGAACTTGCGACCATGGACGTGGATATTGAGGTTGAAACCGTGCCAGACACGGCGAACCTGCAAGCGGAGCAATTCGAGGCCCTGTCGCCCATGTTCCCGCTACTGGCTGAGGCCGTGGGTCCGAAGAAGGCGTTCGAGATCGGCGTTGCGCTGTCGTCCGTCCCTGAGAAGGCGCGCATCAAGGACATGATGGAGAAGCCGGACGAATTGTCGCCAGAGCAGCAGCAGGCGGCGCAGGCTCAACAGCAGCAACAAGAGCGGATGGAGCAGATGGCGCTCCAGATTCAGCAGTTGATGGCTAAGGCTGAGATCGACCTGAAAACGTCGGCGGCCCAACTGAATATGGCGAAGGCTCAACAAGTCGGCGCAGACACGCGCGAGACTGAGGCGGATACGGTGCTGAAGGCGGCGCAGTTCAATCTTGGCCAGCCGATTGACGCAAGCTGATTAGCGTGTAGAGTGCGCTTGCTTCCTCCAAAGCGAGGCTCCCCAAAGGGCCAGACTAGCCCCATACCGCTTAGACCGGTGTGGGGCTTTTCTTTGCCTTCTTGCATCCCAAAGCAAACCGAAGTATTCATAGGCGCGAGGGATGGTGCGCCGATGATCAGCACTCAGGGATGCCGCCGAAGATCGGGCAGAGGGAACTAAATGGCTGATTTTCTGGATACCGACGACGCTTCCGATCCTTGGGCTATCGAGCCCGCTGAACAAGTCGCGGAGACGGTAACGCAAGAGCCGGAACAGGTTGAAGAGACGCAAGTCGCTGAACCCGTCGAGACTCAGGCGACAGAAGAACAGACGCCAGTCGAAGAGAAGTTCAACCCGACTCTCTACCGTGAGATGAAGGAAGAGCGCGCTAAGCGACAGGCGGCGGAACGTGAGCTTGAGCAGTTGCGGGCTAATGCGCCTCGGCCTCAAGCACAGGCTCCCCAGCAAGCCCCGGACCCCTATGAAGACCCGGTTGGGTATAACGCCTACGTTCAACAGACAGTCCAAGAGACTGAATGGAAGATGCGGGCCGAAATGTCTGGCCGGTTTGCCGAGCAAATCCACGGCAAGGATAAGGTAGAGGCCGCAGTCGCGTGGGCTCAAGAGCAGGGTGCTAAAGACCCTACACTTGGTCAGCGCGTTCAGGCCAACACCGATCCGGTCGGATTTGTTGTGCAAGAATACGAACGGTCACGGACCCTACAGACGTTGGCTGGCAAAAGTCCCGAGGACTTCGCCCGCGAATACGCTGCATCGCAGGGCTGGATTGTTTCTGAACCGGGCGCACCCGCGCCTATTTTGAAACCGTCTTCGCCCATGCCCCCAAAAGGCTTGGCTACCGCGCCCGGTAAGGGCGGTGTTGGTCAGGCCCCCTCTGGTGCGGATTGGTCGGAGGTAAAATTCGCACTGGGGTAACTCTTGGCTGAAGTCGTCATCAATTCGCAGCTTAACGAAACTCGTTGGCTGATTAACGATTACTACAAACCCTACATCCGCGCTTCCGGCTTTGACCGGTTTATGGGTGAAGGTTCCGACGCGGTTATCCGCGTTTTCCGTGAGAACAAGACTGACGGCGGCAAGGACATCATCGTCCCGCTGCTGGGTGTCATCAAGAACGGCGGCGTCTCCGACTCGCAGGTTCTGGAAGGCAACGAAGTCGATCTCGCGCAGTTCGTGGACAAGGTCACCACCCGCTGGCGTCGTAACGCCGTCAAGGTGCCGAAGTCGTCGTCCTACCGCTCCAACATGGACATCCTGCGTCTTGCCGGTCCGTCGCTTCGCGATTGGGCGGCTCGCATCGTCCTGAAGCAAGGCATCATCGAGAACCTGAACGGTATCGTCATTCCTGGCGCTGTCGGCACGGACGGCTACAACGCCCCCGACACTGTCGTCAGCTACACGAACGCCTCTGCTGCCCAGCGTAACACCTTCCTCGTGAACAACGCGGATCGTGTTCAGTTCGGCGCTCTGGTCTCGAACGGCTCGTCCAATGTCATGGCTACGGCTCTGGCGACCTTGGACAACACCGACGACAAGATGTCCACGCTGGTTCTTGATCTCGCTCGCTCGCGCGCCGCTGAGACTGCCGACATCGCCTCGACCGGCCCCGCCATCAACCCGTACATGACGGAAGATGGCGAAGAATGGTACGTTGTGTTCGTCAACCGTCGCCAGATGCGTGACCTTCGTCGCGACCCGACGATGTTCCAAGCTAACCGCGACGCCATGGAGCGCGGCAAGGATAACCCGCTGTTCCGCAATGGCGACCTGCTGTGGAATGGCATGATCATCAAGGAGGTCGCTGACCTTCCTGTAATCGCTGGCGCTGGTGCTGGCGGTATCGACGTGGCCCAAGCCACGCTGGTCGGTCAGTCGGCTCTGGCCGTCGCTTGGGGTCAAATGCCTCGCCTGATCACCGACAACGATCAGGACTATCAATTCCGCCCTGCCAAGGCGATTGAAGAGTGCATTGGTATCAAGAAGACTTCGTTCCAAGGCGTCCAGTACGGAGCTTACAACATCTACACTGCCGCTGCGGTTAACCCGTAATCACTAAGCATTCTCCCCGGCTGACAATGGTGTTGGTCGGGGAAACGCTTTAGGAGACTAAGACTATGGCTGTTTATAACTCTCTCGCTATTGCTAACGGCGCACCGATCCCAGGCTTCGGCGCTGGCGGCGGTCAAATCCGTGAGCAATATACTCTGGTCAATGTTCCTCTGAACGCGACCACGACCGACACCCTGCCTTTGTTCTTCCTGCCTGCAAATGCCATCGTGCAATCGCTCAAGGTCAAGTCGGCGGCTCTGGGTGGAGCAACCACGATCACCATCGGTGATGGTGGGTATGGTGCTGTTGCGGCTGATAATACGCGTTATCTTGGCGCTAACGCTATCACGACTGCCGGTGGCGTGATTAATACGATGGACCCTAAGGGCGTCTTCTTCCGCACGGGCGCATCTAACAACCGTTTGCTGGTGACGATGCGGTTCGCGGCTGGCACGGTTGCAACGGCTGGCACTGTTGAGGTGTCCATCGCCTACACCGTCGAGGAGCCCCAACAATGAGCGCCGTAACCTATCACGGCGAGTACCCTGAGGGTCAGGTGAACGAGGACGGCAAACGCTACGTCGTTCAGCACGAAGAGACCTTTGTTGAGGGCAAATCGGTCAGCGTGACCGATAAAGGCTTGCTCGCCAAGTTCTCCGCCAACCGGTTCTTCAAAACCGAAGGCAGCGACAAAGACGCGATTGCGCAAGGTGCGGACGAAGCCGACAAGGCAGAGGCCGAAGCCATTCGTGCGAAGCTGGCTGAGGATGGGATTCACCCCCATCACAAGCTGGGCCTTCCCGCCCTTCGCAGGCTTCGTGACGAACACGAGGCCTTGAAGGCTGAGGCTTCGGAAGGCTGATGCCCTACTCTGTGCGCGACGTAGTTACGACCGCGTATAGAAAACTCGGTGTTCTCCGGTCTGGTGGTGTTCCATCGGCCGGAGACGCTGAGGATGCGCGCTTGTCCCTGCAGAGCTGGTATGCCGAGTGCATTGATAGCGGGACGTTCGGGCGCGTGTGCAATATCCCGGTGAGCCAGCCGGGCTCGGTCACTCCCTATCCAAACCAGCACGTTTCTGTCCTGACGAATGATGCTGTAACCGTCACCCCTCCTGCTACAGTTGCTTACGACTACTGGAATACATGGATGCCTAGCCGTGACTACGGTTGGGGTCTGAACGTGCCTCTAGGGGGCGACACGGGATATAACGTCCCGCGCGACAAGGCGGTGGTCATGGTGACTTATCAAGCCAGCGCGCCGAACGCAGCGCAGCGGCTTGTTTATGTCTATGACGGAACCATTCAGCGCTGGATGCGCGTCGATACGCTGACCTTGGATGATGAGGCTCCATTGAGCGCGCGCGGCTTCGATGGTCTCGCCTCTCTCCTCGCCACCCGCCTTACCGATCAATTCGGCGAAGAGCTTCTTGGGGCCGCGTCCGTGCGCTCTGCAAATCGCTATAAACTCGCCCTGGTGACCAACTACGGCAACGACGAGGAATACGACTATGCCCGTTCCCTATAACGCAGGTGGACCAGCCGCTAGCGTCGTCCTTATCGACCCAACGACTTTGCTGCCTTATGCGGCGGGTGCAAGCGCCACCGGCCCCGGAACCGCCGCAACGGCAACGCGCGTAACCTACGCCTCTGACGGTTCTTCCGTTCCCGTCACCTCTGCGGCGCCCACTTCTGTAAGTGCCACGATCACAAGCGGAACGGCTCTTTCGAGCGCCGCCGTCGTCAACGGCAAGGTTTCGTCTATTACCTTCCCCGCCGCGTGGACAGCCGCCGCCGTCACCTTCCAAGGATCGACCGATGGAGGCGCGACTTATCGAGACCTGTTTGACATCGTGAGCGGAACGGCAACTGAAACGACGGTATCTAGCGCCAGCGTGACGACGCTCACCACGCCAACGGGCGGAATCCAGCGTAACCTACGGGTCTCGCTGGTCGATTGGATCAGTTACACACACATCAAGATTCGCTCTGGCACCGCCGCCGCCCCTGTTAACCAGGGGGCAGACCGCATCTTCATTATCGGGCTGGCTGGCTAATGATCCTCACCGTGGGGTCGAATAGGGCGCTGTTGCGCACGTCCGCTGCGGTGGCAATTGCGACCTATGCGGAGTATCAGGCGGCGATTGCGGCTCTGACTGGATCGACCTCAGCATGGGCCACCTCCCTGCCTGGGAGTTCGGGAACCAGCCGAACTACAGCGGCGGCTGATACAGGGTCTATGAGCGGCTCCTCGTGGCTGTCAGCCCTCCAATCCGCCACGACGGCTAAAGTTGTTCAACATGGCTTGCCTAGCTCTGCTGAATACGCGAGCCAGATTTCAGCCGGGCGTGAGATAATCATGCGTGAGGCAGCTATCACGTCCGCGCCGACGCCTGCGCTAGACCGCAACGGGTACTTGTCCAACACCGGCACTAACTCGACGCGTTCCCTTCAGTTCCTCGGCTTCTGGACCCCCGCTGGTTCGATGAAAATGAACCCTTACCTCGGCCTCGGCCCCGTCCCTTGGGACATGCAAACTACGGTGTATTGATATGGCATGGTCTCCCTCCGATCAGCAAAACCCGGTCAATCTTGCGCCTTATGCGTTGATTTCATCTGTTCCCACACCGGCCTCAAGTGCGCCGCCTGCCGTGGCAGTAACGAGCCAGGCCGGATCAGATACGTCGCAATACGCGACAGCCGATCATACGCACGCCAGCAAGACCCGCCGTATGGTCGCAGCCATTCCGGCCGCGTCAACCTACGTCTGGACATACCCGACGACCTTTGCGCCCGGTGTCTCTCCCATGGTTAACGCCATCG